ATCCCAAACATCAGTCTCCTTACCATACTGGAAGGTATTAAAGAAAACTGTTTGGAAAGGAGCAACCTTTAGTCTGTTATTGTCGGAAAACTGAGGTCTCCAGTCCGTTTGGTTTCCCCAGTGATCTGCAATATTGAATACCTCAAAAAGAGTTCGTTCTTGATTTAGATAATCTTGTTCATTTTTATTCCACTGAGCCATGAATTATACCCACTCTAATTTGCCTGGATGATATCTTTTTACATCTGCAATTTTAACTTCTGGTTTTGGTTCTACCGGATAAATCCTTTGTACGATTGCCCCAGGATATTCTCCTTGAAGTTGCTCTGCAAGTTCTTGTGTTGTTGGAAGTCTAAAAGATTCTTTTCTTTCAATTTTCATTCTATAGATACTTCCCATCCAAACTACATCTGCAATGTATTGGTTTTGCTCGTCAACTTTTTGCTGAACGGGATCATATCCTACATTGAGAGTTCCATTAAAGTCACCTTGAATGGTGACACTCTCGGACATAAACTCTTTGTATGATTTCATATCAGCAATTCCAAGCTCTTAATGACTTATTTATTCTGCTATTGGGATCGTTAGCAGTTTTGGATGAAGTTAATTTTTTCTTCATTCCTTTCATTCGAGCGCAAAAGGATGCCCTCCTGGGATTTCCAACCTTCTTGCTTGGTGCTTTAAGGTCAGATCCAGGATTCTCTCTTTCGTAAGACTTTCTACCTTTTTCGTTGAGTCCACCTGATTTGTTCTTTCCTTCTTTTCTTGTCCATTCTGCTGATTCTGCATGGAGAACTGGTTGTCCTGGTTCATAATCGGAGACGTTAAAAGTTAGTACTTTTGCGCCAGGATACACTTTATTGATCTGATCTTGAACATCAGATCTTGTGGGTAATGATGTTTGCGGGAAGAACATCTTCAACATCAGAGAAGAACTTCTAAATCTAAAAATTACGTTTATAAGACTACCTGTTTTTGCTGGTAATCTTACTGCTTCACTTACTTCAACAGGACATGCATCCATTCCATGAATAGGGCATTCCTTACCCTTCTTGGTATGAACGCATACTACCTCTTCTTTTTTAACGCAGTTTGGATATCTCTTTCCAAACATTGTTTTCATACCTTTCTTTTCATATCCTTTCCAACACTTCTCATCAAGTTCTAATTCTTCCTTTTTGGTTTTGTTGCCCCAATTGGCAGCACCTTTCTTACGACATTTGACCAGTGCTCCTGACGCATATGCACTGGGCCAAACCTTGTAGCGTGACTTGACTTTATGGTAGCAAGCGTCTTTCTCTCCTGCTGCTTCCTCAATGTCAATTTCATCACCTACTTCAACATTATTTTCTGCAAACCATCCACGGTTGACTTCTAATGCACACAGTACTTCACCTTCAGAAGATACTGGGGTTTCGTCGAATGGTTCTAATTGTTTGATGCTTTCGATAGTTCCATCCTCTCTGATGAAAGCAATGTCCAGAGGGATTTTGGTTTCTTTCATATAGAAAGATTGTTCTGCTACTTCATCGAAGATGAAGAGCATACCACTGTTTTGATCTAAACTTTCGCGGAACATTAACCCAAGATTGAAATCTCTAATATTGTTTGGAATTTCAATTTGGAGTGGCAGAGTTACAAAGTCTGCAACTTCAGATACTGATCTCATTTGAGTTTCCTCTGTCTTGACATTAATTGCTTTACCGCTTCTTTCTGGATTTGAATCCTGACGATTTTTACGACGAAATGCTCTTTCCTCCTCATCTTTGGAGAGAGCACGCTTCATCTTGCTTGAACCGCATTTTGGTTTGGTTGTTTGTCCAGGTTGCTTTGCACAGGGTTTTCCTGCGTATTTGCCGCCAAGTTGAACCCAACCAGGTTTGCCGTCAGAAGACTTACTTTTACCAAACCAGTCGCGCAAAGAAGAGTCTCCACTCTTATTTGCTTCATCAACAGTTGCACCGTTTTCCTTGCGGAGCATACCTTCAGGATCTACCATAAACCCTTTAGGTATTGGTCTACACTCTTTATTGGTGTAGCAATAATATTGACCAGCAGGACAACGACCATTCTTTGCTTCATTCATTTCTCCACTGTCAACATAATCAGCGGCAGAATCAAGATAATCTGCTGCTTTGGTAATTTTTGATTGAACCCATGCTTCAAGTTCACCTTCGCCCTTCATTTTTGAGCGGAGTCTTTTAGCAGCACTCATTACCGTAGCAAGTTGTGCTCTTGCCATAGAATATTCGTGGTCCTTCTTTTCGCTCATCACTTTACTGGTTTTGATTTAGTTTGTTCACCTTTTGCTCTTTTTGCTCTTCCAGCACAGTGTGCCTTTTGAGAAAATCCTTTTGGATTAGAACAGTCAATACTCTTTTTATATTTATTAGTCCAAGACTCTTGGAATTGCTTAAACGTTTTCATTATACTTTTGTGAGTGTTTTTGAAATTTTAAAAACTGTTGATGATGTTGAACTTGGAGTTGCTCTAACTCTCACACTTCCGGAATCAATATCTGCATCAAATGTTGCAAGAGACGATCCAGTTTTGATCGTTCCAAATTCACTCAAATATACTGTTGATCCATCATGCAAAACATTCAGTGTGGTTACATGATATGAGGATCCTTGTGAGATTTGAATTTGATATTGTGCCGATCTAAACACTGAAGCATCAAAAGTATCAATATTAGATTGATCTGTAGTTGTAGTTGTAGCTGTTGCTGCACCTAAAGAAACAATAGTGGTAATACTTCCAGATCCTATTTCCAAACCACTTCTTGCGGTAGCAATTCCAATAGAATCGAGATAAGTAACATCGTCATATGTTAATGTTCCTGCAACGGAAACATTTCCACTAAAAGTTGCACTGGTAGCATCAATGGATAACGCAGTAACAATACCCGCATAATTTGCATTTCCCGAAGAATCTGCAATGTTATATCCACCAACACTAATGATATTATTTGAAGCATCTAATGTTATACCAGAACCAACTCTAACAATATTTGTGTTTGGATCTAATGTAATAGTTGCAGTTCCAATCGTAAGTATTCCTGTTACACGGGCATCACCTGTTACAACTAAATCTTCGGTAAACGTAGTGCCACTTCCAACATGAAGTTTCGTCGCAGTAACAACACCAACACTCATTCCTAATGATGAAGTGTTCCCTCCTCCAAGAACTTCATTTAAATTTTGAGAACCACTAATTGCAGTGCTTGCAATACCTACCCATTGACTACCATCGTAGATGAGAAGTTTTCCAGTTCCAGTGGTTTGATCAAATTCAACGTCATCAAGATCTTTAATGAATCCAGCACCACCGCCACCAATAGTGTATAACTGCTGTTGGATTCTGTTTACAAATAACTTATAGTGTTTTGCTAGGTCTTCGTGAGTAGCAAAGTTTTGATCTGTTGGTGTAAGCGGATCTATATTAGATTCACTTGGGTCTGGTTGTATAGGTCTACTATTGACCTCTTCTTTCAAGACCTCTTGTTTTTGTCTAATCTCTTCAACTAAAATTTTAAGAGACTTAAATCCTTCTTTTAATTCACTTCTTACATCATCAATTTGTTCATCATAATACTTTACTTCAGGTAACTCTGAAATTTCTTTTTTCAGATCATTAAAATATCCAAGAAGTAATTCATCTGTTTTTACACTTTCTTGATTTACCTCTTTTAGATCTTTTTTGAGAGTCTGCTTAAGAGTATTATATTCTCCAAGTAATTGTTTTCTTAACTTTCTATCATCATCTTTAAATTCTTTATGATGACCCCACATTCTCATCGAGGTCTCTTTGATTTCTTTCCAAATCTTTTCCTTTTCAGTATCAAATCTGCCGTTGATACTTTCTCTTAATTCATTAAACTCAGTTCTGGTTTCAAATTCTTTCTTGTCAAAATGCTCTGCAAGTTGATCAAGATCATATTCAACTTTACCCCTTAATCCCTCAACTGCATCATGAACTTTAACAAAGTCCTCATCAATGACACTGAAAGTTTTTCCAATCCAAGAGAAATCTGGAACCTCATTAACTTCATTGACCCACTTGGGGAATGTTGGAATTTGATCCTGAACTTCTTGAATCGCTACCCTAATAAATTCAAGATCTTCTTCGTAATACCTTGGTTCTGGAAGTTCAGTGATATTTTGACTTACGAGATCAAGGCGATGTTCTAATTCACCTATCTGCTCATCATAATATTTGATTTCTGGAATATCTGCAGCGTTCTTTTCTACTACTTGTTTTACGAGGTCTATTTGATCACAGATAGCCTCTATTTCTTCTTCATAGTATCTAACTTCGGGTATTTCTTCTCTTACCCTGTTAATTTGTTCCGTTAAATCTTCTAGTTCTTTATCGTAATATTTAATTTCTGGGATGTCAGGAATATCTCTTCTGACATCATTAATTAAACGAATTAATTCTGGAAACGGTGGGATTATATCTTTTATTTCTGCAAACGAATTTCCTTCAGCATCTTCTATCGTTTGCGTTGCTTCTACTAATACTTCTTGTTCTTTTTCAATGAAATCTTCAACAGAAGGTAATTCCTTCAGTGCTCCTTCTGTTAAAAAATCATCGACTGATGGTAGTTTACTAAAATCTTCAGTAAACTCTTCAATCGAAGGTAACTCTTCGTGTGACATGGTATGAGTAACTTTTGTACTTCGGGATTTCTCTCCCAAATTTATTTATCTTCCTTGTTCTTTTCGCTCTTCAAGAGTTTGGCAAGTTCTGCCGTAGAACCAACAAACAAGGCATTTGTAACATTGGTTGGTCCTTTTGTAGATTCTTCATTCACGTCTTTCAACTTCTTCTGAAGATCCATCAATTTATCTGTTGCATCGGCAACATTTTTAATCAGTTGACCTGCAACTTCATATGCTCTTGGCATTTCACTTTCTTGTGCCAATTCCAAAATACCATTGATTGCTTCTTGTCCTTTTTCAATAAGAGAATATAGATTTCCTCTGGTATATTCGTAGTCTTTTGTTACCTCATCCGTTTTTTCTCTGATCTTTTCTATTTTTTGATCAACAACTTCAGGAGTAACAATGTCATTGGAAACATTGAAAGACTCATTTAATTCGTCAAATTTTTTAGTCATTTTCATCTCAACTTATCGATCCATCAAATCCAAAATCATCTCCCATTGGGATTAAATCATCGTCACTGTCCGTGATAGATCTAACTGCAGAACCTCTAACATGATCTTCAATCGATGTACCATCCTTCCCTCTTTCAACAGTAATTTTATTACCGGTAACGGCAGTAACAAATAGTTCTTCATTGTCTATGTCAATATATGTTTTGGCAGTGATCGTTGTTCCATCTTCAACTTCAAAAACGCTATCGGCAATAACAGCATCTTTTGATAAGTTTGTAAGAACTGTTCCTGTATAGTTTTTGATTGCTCTTGGTGCAACACTATATGTAATGTCTCTGTCGGTATTTGTAGTGTCTGTTCCGGCAAGGTAACTGATCTTTGCAGAACGAATGATATCTTTTGTTGCTGTACTTACTGGTCCGAATAGATATGTTTTTGCAGTAAATCTGAGAGTATACATCAAAACTCTTCTAGTTTTATAATCACCTTCATAATCATCTTGCATTGTAATATTCTCTAGTACAATTGGAATATCTCTTTTCTCATTTATTGGTTCAACCAAATTAACCGTTAAATTATATGCTGGTTGGAAATATGGTAAAATTTGCTCTACGATTTGTAGAGCATCATCATTTAATTTAGTCATGATGCTCAACTCAAATTGTATGTTATATGGAACTGGCATGAAAACCTTTTTAGTTGTGGTTTCCGTATTTGGATCCTTAACAGTAAATTGTTGAGTTGTTGTTACTTTTCTAGATGGATCATATGTAAGTCCAGTAAACTCAAAGGACATTCTTGGCAATGATATTGCTGTTGATTTATTTAAATCTGCTGTTTGCTCAAGCCTTGCTAAAAATTTTTGAGTTGGTCCATAAGCAAGAGGAACTTTGACAACACTGGTAATGTTGTCTGAACTATCCGTATGCTGAATTTCTATACCATTAAAAAGAGTACCAAAGGAAATAATAGTTTTCCTCAATATCTCGTTATAAAAATACTCAAACATTTCTAGATACCTTGTGTACTATATTTATGGAGTGCCGAATGGATTCTGTTCAGTGAAATCCAGAATAGCATCTGCTTCGGTCTCAAAATTGTCATTGTCCGCAAATCCATCGTCTGCTGGACTTGTGGTTACAATTCTAATAATGTTAGTTGCCCCAGAAACTGATCCTGTGATTGTTTCTCCCCTCAAGAATGTTCCATCCACATCATAGATATCAAGTTCAGAAGTTAAAGTATCCCACTTTCTCACTCTTGCAGTAGTTCCAGATGTTCCTCCAGTTATTGTTTCGTTGAATGAGAAATCTCCAAATCCAGAAGATCCTGGAGATGCAATAGAAATAGTTGGTGGTTCTGTGTATCCTGCACCAGCATTAGTAATGTAAATTGCTGAAATAGTTCCTGCTGCGCTTACAACCGCTGTCGCAGCAGCTGAAACTGTCGATATGCCAGTAAAGGTAATTGTAGGTGCTGTGGTGTATCCTGAACCCCCTCCAGTGACTGTAACGACGCCGATAGCACCATGATTTGTAATGATAGAAGTTCCTGCTGCCCCAGACCCTGTTCCATCAGAATTATTAGTAAAGAACTGAATTTTTGGTGCGACTGTATATCCAGAACCTGGGTTTACTAAAGGTGCACTTTGAACTACAAGTTGATTTCCTTCTGGACTTGCTGCTCCAGAACAAACAACTATTCCTCCAAGTGTAAGTATAGTTCCAATGCCAGTTACACCACCAGTTGGTGCAGAAGAAATTGCAACCCTCGGTTTTACCGTGTAATTAGATCCCCTATTTGTAATGTCAATGAATCTAATAGCACCGTCAACTTTTGTAGTAACAGCAGTTGCAGAAGATGCAGTGCCAACCAAGGTAAGTTTTTGAATACCCGTGCCTTGGAAAATGGTGTCTCCATCTGCTCCTTCAATTCCCTCTAGAGCATCATCGATGGCATCAACTCCAGTATCAATAATTTCATCTTCGATGCGGAATAGTTCACATCTTAACTCATAAACATAGTTTTTTTGTAGTTGATAAAAAGGTCTCTCATGCTCTACGTATTTAATTTCAAATATACGATCTCCAAGTGGGAAATAAATTAGGTCTCCCTCTTTTGGTCTTGTTGATAATTTTATATTAGATTCGTTTTTTATTAGGGGTGAAATGTAACTTTCAAATCTTTCTTTTGAAATTATTAGCGTTATTTCATTTGTTTGTTGTATTCCAAATTTTGATAACAGTGTAGGAGTATCTCCATATCCATCAAAATTTTCAACGTAGGCTTCTATTGGATAAGCATCATCAAACTTCGATTCTATTACTTCTCTTATAATAGTATTTTCCGTAATGTATTTGCGTGGCATGAAGTGTACCTCCACTCCATACATTCTCAATTGCTCATTAATTAAATCTTGGACAAGACTTTGTTCTCCAGAAGAACCTTGTTGAAAAAATGGATTTAACATAGTTCTTACCCAATCATATCAAGAGGGGGAAGTTCATATGTATTTGACATTTGCTCCTGAATTTTGTCTAATTCTTTTTCTGCATCATCATATATCTGGCGACCATTCAACTCGACTCCACCTGGAAGTTTTACTCCTTGGAACTTAATAAGATTTTGTCCCCACTGTCTTTTGATAAGAGCAGTCAAATATCTTTTTAGGAATGGATCATTATAAACTCTAGTAAAGTCATTAGGATCTAACAATCTATAGCAATCAATAACTAGATAGTCATTTTCACTTACACTTCCCCAGTCAATATCAAGATATAATCGATCTTGTCTTTGGTTAAATCTTATTTGCTTTTCAGTGTTCAATAAAAAGTCTATATCTTCTAGATATCTCTTTGTCATTGCATATGTTAATATTTCGGTTGATCCCCAATAGTAAATATCATTCAAAAACAGTTGATATTTTACACTAAACATATTATTGGTTGCAGTGTTAGAACCATCAAATCTGAATATTTTGTTTATACCAATAACTGCTGGAGGAATTTGTAAATAATTACTATTTTCTTCAAAAGTAAAAGTAGTTGCTGTTCCAACAATAGTAGAAGTTGCAGTTGTTGTAACAATTCCTACAGGAGTACTACCTCCTCTGGTTCTTCCTCTATCAATATCTGCTTGTGTTATTTTATACTTTAAATATACTTGACTTACACCATCATAGTGCCTTTCATGAAAATACTGTAAGGCATCATCAACAAGATCCTCAACCTGTTCGTCAGCTACGTTAATTTCTAGAACAGGAGCGCCCAGTTGTCTTTTGCAATAAGTAATAAGTTCTGATCGGCTAGATGGTTGTGCCATTTATAATATATTACCTTTTTAGTATTTATAGTGAAGTTATAGAAGACACTCCTGGTCTGACAAGAATATTTCCATTTACTAAAGTATAGAAAGTATTTCCAGAACTTACAAGAACATCATAAACATAGCGACCCTCTGTTAAAGACTTTGTATCCGTTCCTGCCAAAGATATACGAACTTTACCATCTGCAGCACTAGTAAATCCAACTGTAAATGTTGCGGCAGGAAAAGCAGTCGATCCAATAGAAGTACTCTTTGTCATTTGAGATGATCCAGAGTATCCTTCTAAATTAAACGCAGAATTTGAAGTTCTTACTACTTCAAAGTCTCCTTGAAAATTTGCACCTCCAAGAATAGTAAAATTTGCAGATGGTGTTGAATCTGCATCAGGATCAAATGTTATTTTTTTAGTTGCCATTTGGAATTCCTATAACTTGCATTGTCTCTTGTTGTTTATAATAAAGTTTACAGAATGCTTTAGCAATATTTTTCAAAGCATCATTATCATTACATTTATCTATTTCAGAAGACATTTTGAAATATTCAAAGTTCTTTGATAAATTTTCCAAAGAGATGTCATCGGGATTCATTTGCCAAACTCCTCAACAAAGATTTAATTTCATTCAAATCATTTTTCATACTAGCAATTTCAGATTCAAGATTTTGAACTTTTTGGTTCTCTTTCTCTTTAGACTGCCTACGAGAAATATACTCCTCATAGGCAGTTGTGTTTGTATTAATAATTGCATTTGTTATGGGATCTCTAACTAAATTAGAGTATCCCTTTACTTTTACTTCTTCCATATTATGCTAAAGCGATTGTTCGAAGTTCTTTAATTCTTGGAGCATACGCTTGATTCGTTGAAGTTGCAACAAGTTTGATTCTGTATGACTTGAACGAAGGAAGACCATCAACAGTAAAAGTATATTCTTTAAATGTCAGGTCATTTGATAAGAAACCTTCAGATGCATTTGATAGAGAAATGAACTTATCTGAAGATCCATCATTCAAGGAAGAATAACCTG